CCGATGTCAAGCAAAGCGACCTACTGCAAGACCTGCAAAAGATGTTCAACCTGCAATTCATGCCCGACCCGCAGGACCCCAAACTCCTGTACATTGAACCTTGGAAGGACTTCTACTCATCGGGTTCCTTGGACTGGACGCAAAAAGCGGATGAGAACGCAGAGCAGAACATCACCAACGGCGACCCCAACGCTTATACCAATGTCATGTTCAAGTACAAGGACATGGGTGACTATTTATCCAAAACCTACAAGCAGTCCTACCCTCTTGCAAGGGAAGGCTACGGCGGGCGAATCTTTAACACTTCCAACTTTTACGGCAAGGGGGATAAGGTGGTAGAAACACTATGCGGGACCTTGATACCCGCCTCGTTCAGCACGGACAAAATCGTGGGCAGGACTTGGGACATTGACGGAACGCTCGCAAGTGGAACGGTCAAAGCCCTGCAGACGGGCTACCGATTGGCGCAGTACAACTTGATTGAGGGGCAGACCGAGTGGGCCTATCAATACGGGGTCAGCGGGAACACGGCACTGTCCGTGGGAATCTTGCGGATGCCCTTCGTGTCCCACATTGACAATCCGTACGCCCCGAATGTGGACCTCGCCTTTGGTCAACCAAGGTTGGTGTATTACAACGCCGTGAACGCAAGCGGGTCGCCATACGCCTACACGAACAACAACCTCTACAACACCTATTGGCTGAACTACATCAACGAAACGGTGTCCCAAGAAGCATTGCAGTTGGAACTCACGATGATGCTATCCTCGGTGGACATCTACCAACTGGACTTCCGCAAGCCCATCTATTACGGCGGCATCCGTTGGCGGTTGCTGGAGATTCGGGACTACCTGGTAGGGCAGATGAAGCCTTGCCGTGTAACCTTGCGCAGAATCTTGAACCTATCCGAGTTTGCCGCTACCAGCACGACACCGATTGCAAACGACCCGTCGGGACTATTCAACGGTCCCATTGACCCCGACCCTGTTGACCCAGGCTATGAACCACCCATTAACCCCGAACTACCCTCCGAAGGATAACCATGGCAGATGTAACTAAAGAGATAGTCCTTGAAGTAGGGCTAAAAGATTCCACCGCTGCTGGCACGACCAGCGCAAAGACCCGCTTGCGGGAATTGCAGAAGACCCTTGCGGATATGGCCCTCGCAGGTCAAGATGGGACCAAAGCATTCCGTGAAATGGAGAAAGAAGCGGGAAGGCTCAAAGACCAAATCGGCGATACGCAGCAGAGGATTAAGCAACTCGCCTCGGATACCCGAACCATTGACACCTTCGTCGGGGCCATCCAAGGTATTACTGCAGGATTCCAAATCGCCCAGGGTGCGGCGGCCTTGTTTGGAGCGGAGGAAGAAGAACTGCAGAAGTCCCTCGTCAAGGTCCAAGCCGCCATGGCCCTCGCTAACGGGGTGCAACAGGTGGCCAACCTGCTGAACAAGGATTCAATCTTGATAACCCAAGGCCAAGCAGCGGCGCAGGCACTCTACGCCGTGGCGGTGGGAACCAGCACGGGAGCGATGAAGGCCTTCCGCATCGCTCTCCTTGCCACGGGTATCGGTGCAGCAGTTGCGGCAGTTGGGTTATTGATAGCCAAGTGGGACGAACTCACCGCAGCGGTCCGTCGGTTCTTGAACCTACCCGACCCAAAGCAACGGGCAGCGGAGCAGGCGCAGGCGTTGAAGGACCAAGAGGTGCAGTTGGAGAAATACCGCAGCGCATACGAAGCCCATACCGACGGCCTCATTGCTGCTGACGCTAAACGCAAAGCCGCCCGTGACAAAGCCATTGCAGATCGGATCGCAGAGAACGAACGACTTGCCATCCTTGCCGCTGCTGAACTCCAAGCGGAGGCCGATTCGGTGGCCTATGAGAAAGCCTTGTTGGACCAGCAGACCGCTGACTTCAACGCCTTTGCCGAAGCCTACTTTGCCGAAAGCGATGCCATCCTTGAACACGACCGCAAGAACGCCGAAGAACGCAAGGCCATTGAGAAAGCCGTTGCGGATTACAAGGAGCAGGTGACTTTTGATTCGCTTGCCGCCATCGGGCAGACGCTCGCCGCATTTGGTAACGAGAACAAAGGCTTGGCCATTGCAGCCTTGGCCGTTGAGAAAGGCGCAGCGATTGCCAATGTCATCGTAAACCTAAACAAGGAAATGGCAGCCAATGCAGTCATGGCAGCGGCCAACCCTGCGAATGTCGTGACGGCGGGAGCGGCGGGCATTGCACAACTGAAAGCGTTTAACACTATGGCCAAGATTCGTGCAGGCTTGCGGATTGCAGCCATTACGGCGGCGGGCATTCAAGCAGGCAGGGCTATCACAAGCGGCGGGGAAGGAGGCGGTGCGCCTTCACCTGCTGGACCGATGCCTTCGGGAGCGGGTGGGGCTGCTGCTCCCCCCATCTTTGCAAACCCCAACACGACCGATCTATCTTCCTTTGGGAACGGCCAAGGCCAAGGGATGCAACCCATGCGGGCCTATGTCGTGGAGCGTGACATCCAGCAGACGACCAGCAGGGTGCGCCGCTTGTCCGAATTTGCAACATTGGGCTAACCGCTACATATCCCCACATGGAACTTCCCGTGTACCGAATGACCGTGGACGAAGTGGACGAAGGTGTGCAATTTGTCGCCCTCGTTGATATGCCCGCTATCGAAAAGCCCTTCCAAGCCTTCGCCAAGACCCCGCAAAGATTCGCCGAAACGGGAGAACGCCGTGTGCTGACTGGACCGCTCATGCTGGCCGATACGCCCATATACCGCAAGGACGACACCTACGGGGAGTACTATGTCGTATTCGACAAGGCTACCATCCGCAAGATTGTCCAAAAGTACTTCAAGCAAGGGAACCAGCACAATGTGAACGCCTACCACAACGCCGAACTGGATGGGGTCTTCATGTTCGAGAGTTACATCACCGACACCGAGCGTGGCGTACTTGCCCCCAAAGGCTACGAGGACACCCCCGACGGCTCTTGGTTTGGCTCCTTCAAAGTAGAGAACGACGAAGTGTGGGAGAACCGCCACGCCTTCAAAGGTTTCTCCGTGGAGGGGCTATTCGGGATAAAGAACACGGGGACTGAACTGGAGGTCGCACTTGCGGGCCTCGCAGACGATTTGACCAACTTTTTGCAACATATCCAACCAAACTACAAATCCCAATAATATGAACCTGAAAGACGCTATCATGACCCTGCGGACCGAACTCCGCAAGTTCACAACCCAAAAGCAATCCTTTGCCGACTACAAGTTGGTAGATGGTACGGTCATTCGAGTGGACGGCGACCTCGTTGCTGGAACGCCCGTGTATGTCATCACCGAAGACGAAACCCTGCCCGCTCCCGATGGTGAGCATGAAGTGGAAGGCGTTGGTGTCGTCAAAACCGAAGGCGGCAAAATCACCGAAGTTGTCGTAGCCGAAGCCCCTGCCGCTGCCGAAGAAGTAGAGGTCGCTGCCGAGATAACCCCCGAAGTTGCGGGTGAAGTGGTGAGTGAAATCGCCGAAGGCTACCCATTGGTGGACCCTGCGATGGTGGAAGAAATCGTCAAGAAGCACTTGGTCAGCATCATGGAGGAACTCAAAGCCGCCTACACCGAGATGGGTAAGATGAAGGACAAGATGGCCGCCTTTGCCTCGCAGATGGAAACCATGACCGACATCGTGGAGAAAGTCGCCGAACTCCCATCCGAAGCCCCAAAGCCAACCGCATCCGCTATCGTGGAGCAGCGCAAGGCCGCAACGCAGCAGAACTTCAATGCCATCGCCCAAGCAATCCAAAACCTAAAAAAATCTAACTAACCTTAACCCCCCAAAAACAAAGCCATGAGTTATTCATTTGTTGCACCGCTGACTACCTATACCGAGCAGCAGCGTTTGCCCCTCATCACCAAAGCCGTGTTCTCGGCTCGTTCGGCATCCTTGTTCACCAAGCAAGTTGGTATCAAGTCAGCCGCTGCCCTCAATCTGATGGACACCGATGCCGCTATTGCGAGCGGTGATTCTTGCGGATGGACTTCTTCAGGAACCACAACCTTCACTCAACGGAATATCACCGTTGGTCGCATGAAGATTCAGGAAGAACTTTGCCCTCGCTCTTTGGAGCAGTACTGGATGCAGTCACAGTTGACTGCAGGTTCCTCTTACGACGGTGTTCCATTTGAACAAGCATTCTCCGAGCAGAAAGCCCTCCGTATCGCCGAGGCTTTGGAGAACGCCATTTGGCAGGGCAACGCTTACTTCAGCGGTGTCAACCAACTGCTGAACGCCGCTTCGGGTTCTACCGTTCTCGCCAACGCTTCCTCTACCACTTGGAACCCAGTATCGGCTTCCGTTGGTATCACGACTTCCAATGTCATCAGCATCTTTGACAAAGTTTACAATGATA